AAAACTGCGGAATATTTGTCGACATTCCCCGGGCCTCGGCCAACCACGGTAAGATCCACTTTCGTTTCCCCCTCAACGAAACCGCGAGCGCGAAGAACGAACGCGCTCTCAGGAGAATACTGGACGTCCTGGGCCAATTCGTAATCCTCACTTCCCATCTTTACTCGTTCCATAGTAATGTCCGCGAGAGCTCCGGGCCACGTGGGGTCCGGGTAGACGGTCGTCCCCGAAATGAACTTCGTGTTCTTGCGCAACCCAGCGGGGAGGGGCCACTCGCAGATGTCCAACACTCTAACCGTCGATAGGGTAGGGTTCGCAACCGGTATCTCCGTTTCCGGAGGAGGGGCGCGGTTGGGCACTGGGGGGGCCGTGTCCTGGCGGGTATTGTTCTTCTGCGTAAGGGTGCCGGTAAGGGGCTCGCGTGAAAGTACTAGCTCATAATCCGGCATCATTTTCGCGTACACCAGAATAGTGACATTGGTGTCGACCAAACCATTCGGGATCATAAGGGGGGAGAACGTGGAAACCGTGAGGACACCATTGGCATAGGGCTGAGTAGTGGTGTATTCTTTCAGTGACTGGTTGACTAGTTGGGACATGCCAGTGATACAAGGAAGGTACGGTCTATCCTGGCCCCATCCGATGCGAGCAACGTGGGAGTTGTTGGTGCCTATGTCCATGACCGTCGAGTAATTTTTGTTGTACTCTCCCTTCGTGCGCGTATACAAAGGATCCCAGGAAAACATAATCTTGCCCCTGTGGGCCGAGGAGGCTACAATCTCGAAGCGGTACGAGACAGTGCCCCTCCAAAATGTGAAGGGGAGTGCCAACCACGCCGCGGGGGTGACGTGCGACTCCAATGTGGGCCCACTCCCGGTCTGTATCCCGTGGAAAGGGGAGCACCGCAAGGAGTACAAAACGGAATCGACTGCGGAAGAGCTGCCCCAGATAAAGGAGCCCACGTAAGCCTCGATACCTCCCAGGTCAGCGATTCTGGTGGATTGCCTTACCCCCCACATAGTGGAGGGATCGGAATTCACCCCCGACTTGCTCGAAAGCAAATTACGATCGGGGGAGCCAGAGATGGTTGACTTCGGGACATCCTCGCCCTGATTCTTCACTCGGTTCGACAAATTCTCGTGGTTGGTAGGGGTGTGGGTTTCCACATCACAGAGGGAAGCGAGAATCGTAATTCTGCAACTTTGTGTCCCGCCATTGCCCATCGTAAGAGGAACAATCGAACGCAGGTACAATTCCCCAAAATCGTCGACGTTGTTCGAGGTTAAGTCGGCGTAATCGCGCTGGTAGATGAAAGGAAGATACATCATACCACCCTGAGATTCCCGGGGGCTAATCGTAAGACGGGGTCTCTGCGACATCTCCACTAAATCGGGCACGCTAGTAGCTTCGTACTGGGTCATCTCGTCGACTGAACGCAACGGGGTGTACGTTAGCCACGCTAGACCAGAATGAAAAGCTGTTCCGTCGATAAGAACTTGGATCTTGACTGAGGCTCTGAAGAATCTAAAGTACTGAAGACGATTGGTGATGACCGGGTTTGACAAAAGTGATTTCCATGGATTGAGCTTGATCTCAAGGGTACCACCCACTTCCCAGGGGATGGACGCGATCTTGATAGGTCTTCGTGTGACGCTCTCCATACTGTCCCAAGTGCGCGGAGTGGCGGAAATTGGACTTGTCGAATGGGGGACGCTCACGGATTGTTGTGCTGAATCAAGTGCGTGAAAGGATAAATTTTCTGTTTGTGTGTTTGTTGTTTGTGTTTCGTTTTGGTTTGAAATCCTTTCTGATATAGACGGGGTAGGCGGATTATCCGGCCCGTCATTCCCTGATCCCAAGGTGGAAAGCCTGGGAGGCGCTATAGGG